AATAAATTAGGGTTGGGGTCCCATTGATATTGGTCTAAACTAGATATTGATTCATTACAGGCTTGATGAACTATTAACTTATCATTATCTACAATTCCTGCAACATGACCTATACCATCTAAAACAGATTTCTTTGCATTGATAGTAGTGATATCGTAATTTTGTGCAAAATCGAACCTTGTTTGCTGAGCAGCAGAGTCGATATAAATATAATCTATGTCCCACTTATTGATGAGTTTCTGAATCTCCATTGCATGTTGTTCTGTAGTTCGTTCGGCATCAAGGTATTCATCGAGTAAGTAGTACGTTTCTGAATCCCAATCATATCCGAAAACACAAAAGCCGTGGGGTCTTTATATCCAACGTCCATTCCTGCGAAGATATCCATTCTTCCTGTCTCTAATTCTGATAAATCTGATAGACACTTTTCATGATTGAACGCCCATACTTGACCTTCAAACACATTGAAGTCCGCCATATACTCTTGATTAAACTCAGCTTCAGACATCGTCTTCTTTGCCTCGATTATATCTTGTTCTGATATTCTAGGATTCTCGTGATATGTTGCTTTGATACTTGCCCACTCTGGAAACTCGTCTGAGAATCCTCTGTACCAAAACTCTGCAAACCAATTGTTTCTACCCCTTGGAGTAGATATAAAGAGTGCATTTGAGTTTTCTTTATCTAGTGTGGGCCTGAGCGCAACATTGAAAGCATCCCGCCCGTCAACGAGAGCGGCCTCGTCGAATATGATGAGGTCATAAGACCTACCCACGACCGAGTCAACTTGGTTAACGGAACCCATACGTATTGTGCTATGGTTTGAAAGTTCAATAACTTTATCTTTTGCATTGTCTCTTAATACCTCTAAATCAAAGTGCTTAATCAATTGCCTTTGTAAATCAAATGAAATTTGAGAAAGTGAATAGTTAGGTGACATCAACAATACATTAGCTCCTGGAACTAAAGTTGTCAACTGACCTATAATGTTAGCAATATAAGTTTTGCCTTGCCTACGTGATACTGCGGCACATACAAAACGATATTTGGGATTGTTAATTGCATTGATGATTCCATGCTGTGATGAATTTGGAGTAATACCAAGCAAGTTCATATACCCATCAATTGGTAGTTTTATAAATCTTCTGTCATCGAACTTCATTATGTGGTCTGAAACCACATCAGCTCTGCTTATTTCAATCAATGTATATTCTCGTCTTCAAATATGTATTCGTTATCTTTTTCGCTTAGTATTCCCGACTCTTTAGCTTTTTCGTATAAGTAACAATAAGCTGCGGCTAAATTTCTAAAGTTTTCTTCTCCTCTTGTGAGACTTCTTTTGTTTTCAGTATTTAGCATTTGTGCTAAAAATTTACCTGCATTTACTAAACTTTCATCCAACCATAATTTTCTGCCGTCTGCTTTCATTTATTCTCCTATACTTGTAGTAAATCGTTTGAGATGTGGTCATTATGTGATTGAGGAATATAAGGCCACATCATATACTCCCACGCAACACTATATCTATAGTCTTGACTTTTATTTTTATAACACCCATGTATTAGATTAGGGTGAAAAAATACTGCAAAAGGCTCTTCTAGTTCTAAATCAATGATATCTAGTTTTGGACTTATGTTTATCCACTTAATCCACTCTTGATGAGATTGTATATCATGATTAAATATACCGTGTTTATGAGAACCTCTTACTATTCTTAGACATCCATTCTTTTTTGTTGCTCCATTTACAAAAACGTCACAACTTACTAATTTATCGGGGTGTCCTTGAATATAATAGTTGTCTTGATGCCAACTTACCGAAGCACCTTCGTATGGTACCATCGGAAAAAACTTAGATATGTAAGTACTTAAGTGATTTGTTCTTAATAAAATTCTTGCTACCTTCAATAATTTAGGATTTCTTCCTAATTTTTTGAATATTTCGTTTTCTTTCATTGCTCCTTGCAACATCATAGGGTTGTAAGGGGCGTTCATTAGCCAATTATCTTGCGTATGCGCCGAAATAGTCTTTGCATATCGGGTCAAAGTGTTACATGTGAGGTTGAGCTCGTCATGTTCCTCTTTATTTAGAAAGTTTTTTACTACTAAGTACCCTTCTTTTTTAAATTGACTAATGTCAAAGTTCACTTTTTACCATTTTACCTTGTTTGCCCAGTAAGCAGCTGACATTTTGCCTTTAGCAATGTTCCTTCTGTGTCTAGCTTTGAAACTTTTACGCTTCATCTTCATTCTGCGAGACTCTCCAGCTTTAGGTTTGCCCGCAGTTTTAGCTCCTTTCTGTCCAAAACGAATAGTTTTAATCTTGTTGCCAACTTTTGCCACAACTATGTGTGATTTAGTTTTATGACCAGGTGTTCTTTTTGGTTTATTAAAACCTGAAACCCCTGCTCTCTTCAATCTAGGGTCGCGTTTACGTCCCTTTTTACGCTTAGGCATTTCTACCTCCTACGTAATATTCTACTATGTCCCTTTTTACTAAATCTTGCTTTCTTAGGACTTTTAGTTTTACCAAATCTAGGACCGATAGCTTTAGGTGCAGACGCATATCTCATTGCTTCCATACTTCCTGCCTTTCTGCTATTTACAACAGCTCCAGCTGCTGCATTCATGTCTCTAGTGACTCCTCTTTTGAGTCTGTGTTTACGAATCTTCTGTGTGCTGTGTACACCAGTAGGTCCGCTTAAAAAACCGCCTCTAGCCATTTTCTTCTCCTACGAGTTTTTTCAATTGCTCGTCTCGAAAGACGCATTTATTCATTGATGCGTAGTCTTTCAGTTTCTTTAATTTGTGAATGTTCTGTCTTGATTCTAGTATTAGAGAAGCTACTGCTCTTTCTATACCCATGAGTCTACCCGCTAGTTCTAATTTGAAATCTAGTTGCTTAGGTGTTATTATCTTCTTCTTCTGCGAGTAGTTCGTTTTTTGCCTCTCTTTGTATAAGTACGAACGTTAGTAGGTTTTCCTCCAACGCCCTGTGCTACTTTTCTTTTCCTTCTCACTGCTGAACGTTTCTGAGCTTTGCTCATAGTTCTAGCACGTGATAAAGGAACACATTTAGGATAGCCTTTTCTTGATGTACTAGCTTTCCTTCTTCCACAAGGTTGATATCTGCCTTTCTTTTTTGGTCTTCCGATATCTACCCATCGTTCTTTAAACCATTTCCCTAATCCGCCTCTAGCCACGTCTATATCTCCCGCCTCTCTTCTTGTATTCTCTAACTAACCATGCGTTTGCATATGCGCTAGGATATACTGCGAACTTTCTTCTTGCTGCCGCTTTTACTCTTGAATAGAGAGCTTTGTTTGTTGGCACGTTGCGTGATTTTCTTGTAGCTTTTCTTCTTGATTTTTTTCTTCGAGCTGCCATAATTAAATCGTAGAGTCCCCCTCTCTGTGACCGATGAAGAGAACTCTACTAGGGTATTAACCTATTTGTCTTTGGCTTTCCACACGTTTAACGCGCACCAATCCATAACCATATAAACTTTCTTCATTAAACCATCATCTACAGGTGTAGGTGTGATAGCTGCTATAAAAGAACAGATTGTTACGATTACAGGGACAACTGATATTAATTTTCCTATTAATAAGAAAAAGTCTATCATATTTCTCTCCTCAGTCTTTCCGCCCTCTCGAGCAGACTGCTTTAACCACTAGTTTTTATACGGGCCTTCGCTAAGGTCGACTCCGTCGCCGTTGTGGTCAATACTCGGCTTAAATTGTGTGATTTCTTTTGCAGTTTTTCTTTCTGCTTCAATCATCTTGTCTTTAATGTCGACTTTACCGTCTCCATTTAAATCATCAGGGTCTAACCCTAGTAATAAATTCCATATTTTCTTAAACATAATGTTTCCTATAAGGGCGGAGCAGAGACCCCTCGATATTTTTCCGTGTCATGAATTTATATCCATGCTCTTTTGCGTAGTATAAGGTCATCCGCTCCTAAAAATTAATCACCTCCTCGGGTTAGGCTCTTGCAAAGTTACTTTTTCTTTTTACCTTTGCCTTTTTTCCGTTTTTTCTTTTTACCATGTCCGTAATGTCCTGGCATATTTTTCTCCCTAAGTCCAACGAGGTGGCTCGTCTGGACACTCAGCCCATCGTAGTTTAGTCTTGAGGGGCATAAAACATTTGCATATTGTACAAGTTTTCCAAAACTTACTATATTTTGGACACTTTTTACAAATCTCTAGTCGTTTTTCAGGCGACTTCTTTTGTCTCATGTTCTTCTGTGTCTATTTTTGTTGTGTTTTCTTCGTTGCAGGTTTTGTTTTCTAGCAAGTAGCTTTTTGAGTCTACCTGACATTGGAGTTTCTCCATGTTCTTCTTCTGATTTTTCTACTGCTTCTTTTAACTTTTCTTCTATTTGATTAGCCATTTATAAATTTCCATGCATCTTGTTCTGATTTATGTTGTGACAAGGCATTGTTACCGTCTCTTACACACCATACACCTCTTTTTAGATATAACTGCCATCCGTCTGGTAGTACGTTTTCTACTTTCTTTGCTTTTGGCGACTTAGATATATCTTTTTTGCTATATTCTGCTTCCATATTTTTCTCCTACATGCTGAGCATTGTTATTACAATACCTGCTAGAGTAACTATAAGAAATCCTGCAGACCCCAATAGTATAGTTTCTACTCTAGATACTTGTTCTTCGATTCCATTAAATCTATCACTCGCACCTTTCTCCATAGTCTCTATTTTATTGAAGATGGTTTTCCACCGTTCTGCACAGATAGCTTCATGCTTCTCAAGATTTGCAGCTACCTCCTTGATTTCCATTATGTACTCCTTTTAAGTCTCGTGGATA